GGTGAGCAACACAAACAAGATTGGCTCGTAGAACAAGCAGCCAACGATGACTTCTACTATGGCTATCTCGGTAAGGTAGCCTTCAGCAGTAGCAACATTAAAAAGATTCTGGACTCCCCTCGTACCTACTACAATCTTATGCAGTACGGTGAGGAGACTAATAGCCAAGCCCTCATAGATGGTAGGCTTATTCATATGATGGTGTTAGAGCCTCATAAGATTAACGACCTCGTATTCGCTGATGTTACCACTAAGAACACTAAGAAGTGGAGAGAGATGAAAGCTGAGTATCCTGCACATATGTTGTTTACCCAAAAGGAAAAGCAGAAAGCAGAGAAACTTACTGAGGCACTATTCAAAAACCACCAAGCAGTAGAACTATTAAGAGACTCTACCTTTGAGGTAGGTGCAGTAGATGATACCATAGAGGGATACCCCTTTAGAGCAAAGGCAGATATCCTAAAGAACGATGGTACTATCATTGACCTCAAGACTACAAGTGACCTTAGAAACTTTGTCTTCTCAGCAAGACACAAATACTCTTACGATGTACAGGTCTATATCTATTGTAGACTATTCAATGTAGACTACACTAAGTTTAAGTTCTTGGTGATAGATAAGCTAAGTTGTGATGTAGGTGTTTACACGGTAAGTGAGGACTTCTACAATAAAGGTGAGGAGAAAGTATTGTATGCCCTTCAGCAGTATCACGAGTTCTTTGAGAACCGACCTTTGGAGGAGATACAAGAGATGGTTAATAACTACACAATACAAGGAGAGTTATGATATTCAAAGTAATAAGATCAAAAGCCATTAGTTACATCTTTGATACTATTGAGGCTGCCAGAGAATGTAGAAAGGACTTAATGAATATGGGGTATGAGAATATCTCCATAGTCGTAGAACAGGAAGATGTTCCTTAAAACCAAAGAGAGATGACTGACCAAGAAAAAGCCACAAAGATTCTATTCTACCTTTTAGCCTTTACAATTTGCATATTCGCTTTAAGCGTATTGGCTTTGCTTTATGTTTATACCCACCCGACAATAACTTTATAATGAGTTGCAACTGCAATAAGCCTATGACAATTATAGAACTATGCCTTAGAGATAGGGATCAAAACGGAATTGAAAATGATTAAAGCATACCTTCGCAAGAAACGACACATACGAGAAGTACAGAAATTTCTTGATATGTTAATGATAGACAATGTAAATATGTCTATACAAGCAAGTAGATTTGGATGGACTCCAGAACTACAACACCAATTAACCAACTCAGCATTACTTATACGCAAGTACCAAAGAAGACTGAGACTAATTAAATTCTAATGAGTGATACAGGTAAGAGTGCTAATGTACTCATCAATCGTAACAACCTAAACAACATCTTTGAACTGCTCGTGCAGATTCATCTAAGAGGTCAACTATCAAGAGATGAACAAGCATTCATCAAGAACTTTATAGAACTACCTGAAGCACCTACACGAGAGAATAGGAAAGCTCGTAGAGCCAACACTCAAACCATTAAGAAACTCTTTAGAGAAGAGGCTAAGAAAGCAAAAGCACAAAGAGATGATTTACCCAACGAAGACTTGTAATAAGTGTAAAGAATCAAAACCCATTGATGAGTTCCATATAAACAACTCTTCACTTGATGGATTAAGAAACGATTGTAAAAGATGTCGTACAACTCCAACGGATTCTCATTACACAGTCTATTATCTACCAGAACATCATTACATAGGTATGACTAAACATATCAAGAGTAGGATGCAACAACATAGGAAGAAAGGTAAGATTACTCAAGGATATGAAATAGTAGGTAAATACAATACACCTGTAGAAGCACATCTTGTAGAAACATCATTACACCTATTAGGCTATGAAGGTTTTCATTACTATGAAACGAAAGGAAGATAAGTAGGTTAACATTGTAAACAACAAAGTAATACAATGCCATTTAAAGAAGGACAAAGTGGTAACCCCAATGGCAGACCTAAAGGTTCTGCTAACAAAACCACTAACAAGATTAGAGAAGCCTTTACAAAGCTCGTAGAGGATAACTTAGAGAATATGACCAATTGGTTAACTGAGGTTGCAGCAGACAATCCAGAGAAGGCTCTAACGATACTCAACCAAATGGCAGAGTACACCACTCCCAAACTCGCAAGGGTTGAGAACAAGATAGAAACCGATGAGGAGATTAACGAAGTCAAGATAGAGATTGTCAAGCGTAGCGATAAAAACGAGTGAGATATTTGAAAGGAACTATAATGCACCTACCAAGATTGTAGTAAATCAAGGAGGTACTCGTTCTGGTAAAACATACTCACTACTTCAACTCATCATTGTATTGGCTTTATCCCAAAAGGGTAAGGTCTTTACTATTGTGCGTAAATCTCTACCCTCTCTCAAGATGACTGCGATGAGAGACTTTATTGAGATACTAACTAATATGAACTTGTATGATGAGAAGTATCATAACAAATCCGAACACATATATAGGCTTAACGGCAACATCATTGAGTTCGTGTCACTTGACCAACCTCAAAAGAAACGAGGCGCAAGACGGCACTATCTATTCTGTAACGAAGCAAACGAACTTACTTGGGAAGACTTCTTCCAACTACTCGTTAGAACCACAGACAAGATATACATTGACTACAACCCCTCCGATGACTTCCATTGGATATACGACAGGTTACTCACGAGAGATGATGTCACCTTTATCAAATCTACTTACTTGGATAATCCTTTTCTGGATAATAGTATTGTGGAGGAGATTGAGAGACTACAATCTACTGATGAAGATTACTGGCGCATATACGGATTGGGAGAAAGGGGTCAAAGCAAGGCTACAATTTTTACATTTATGGAAGAGGAGATACCCGAACAGGCTAAATTCCTCTCGTATGGTATGGACTTTGGTTTTACTAATGACCCGACTACTCTCGTTGGGGTCTACCATCACGATAATAACATTTTTGCAAAAGAACTTCTATACGAAACGAACCTAACGAATAGGGATATTAGTGAGAAGTTAAAAGCATTGGGTATAGATCGTAGAGCAGAGATATTTGCAGATAGTGCAGAACCTAAATCTATAGAAGAACTATACAGGATGGGTTGGAATATCAAACCCACTAAGAAAGGTGCTGATAGCATCAATGCAGGTATAGATATGCTCAAGAGGTATAAGCTACATATCACAGGTGCTAACTTTGTTAAGGAGATGAGAAACTACAAGTGGGTAGAAGATAAGAATGGTAAGCTACTCAATAAACCTATAGATGCGTTTAACCACGCTATAGATGCATTGAGGTATGCAACATATAATAAACTAAGCAGACCGAACTATGGTAGATACGCAGTTAGGTAAGGAGGTAAAGGTTATACTTCCAGAGAACGCAAGAGAGTTAACGGTAGAGCAGTACCAAAAGTTTCTAAAGGTAGAAGGTGATGAAACCTTTATGACCCTCAAGGCTCTTGAACTATTTGCTAACATACCATTGAAGGTAGCCTATGCAATGAAAGCAGAGGACATCTTAGACATCTCTCAGCACATATTATCTATCGTAGGTGGTAAGCATCCACTTGTAAGGAGATTGTCCTTTAGAGGCAAGGAATATGGGTTCATACCCAACCTTGAAGAGATGAGCTTTGGAGAGTATATTGATCTTGATAGCTACCTAAGTGATATGCAACAACTGCATAAGACTGTAGGGGTGTTGTATAGACCTATTACGATAGAGAAGGGTGACCTGTATGAGATAGAACCTTACAAGGGTACTGATGGCTATGCAGACTTTCCATTAGATGTAGCGTTAGGTGCTACGCTTTTTTTTTATCGTTTAAGCAACAAATTATTGAAGGATACCCAGACCTCTTTGGAGGAGGAGAAGAAGGAGAGCTTAATCTCTCAGCCTCCGCTAACTTCAGTAGAAAGTGGGGATGGTATGGAAGTGTAGACCACCTTGCAGGAGGTGATGTTAGTAGGTACGATACTATTACTATGCTACCCCTATCCCAATGCCTTACTAAACTTGTATATGACAAGGAAAAGAGTGAGGTAGAGAAGAAGATATTGAAACATTAAGTTTAAACACTTACGAGGTTAGTATTTAAAACTCAATTTTAGTGTTAGATTTGGTAGTGTTAATAATTTTGTTTATATTGCAGTATAATCAAAACAACCAAAAGTTCTTTAATTATGGAAAATGTAAAAACCAAGTCGTGGGTTTATAACGATGGCGGTAGGTCTAACTACTTTACAGGAAAGAATGTAGGTGACTGCGTTACCAGAGCTATAGCGATTGCATCGGGAATGGATTACAAAGAAGTCTACAAGGCATTCTCTAAACTTAATGCAGAAAGAGGTGTTGCAAAAAGTGCAAGAAATGGTGTGTATACCAAGTCCAAAGCTTTCAAAGACACTATGCGTGAGTGGGGTTTTAGATGGGTTGCTACTATGCAAATAGGAAGCGGTTGCCAAACTCACTTACGATCCGCTGAATTACCAAAAGGTAGAATTGTGTGTAGATTGAGTAAACACTATGTAGCCGTTATTGATGGTGTTATAAACGATACCTACGATTCAAGCCGTAACGGAAATAGATGTGTATACGGTTATTGGGTTTACGAAGGTTAAACCAGAACCCCTCTTCGGAGGGGTTTTCTTTTTAAACACCTTTCGCTCATAGAGGTTATCTTATTATGAGTTTCTACGACATTACAACAAAGATTAGAGAACACCTCATTGCTAACTCTCAAGTCAATACAGTTACTGAGGGTGACATCTTTGAGGTTGACCTCAACAAGCAGACTATATTCCCCTTGTCACATATTATGATAAACAATGTGACATTCAACGATATTGGCATCACTTACAATATGAGCATCTTGTTTATGGATGTTGCTGATGTAAGTAAGGATGATCCAAGAGAAGAGGCAGAGATATTCTATGGTGTAGACAATAGGCACGACATTTTAAACACACAACTTCTGGTAGCTAACGACCTTGTATCACATCTCAAAAGAGGTGACTTGATGCAAGACAAGTATCAGCTAAATGGTCAGCCTACCTGTGAGCCTTTTGAAGATAGGTTTGAGAACCTATTGGTAGGTTGGAATCTCACCCTATCTATTGACATCGCAAATACCATTACCACTTGTCCATAAGCACTAAACATATGAAGCAAGTGCTTGAGCAGTTTGGTAACAGGGTTGTGAAAGCTGCGAAGTTAAATCTTGGTGCTACACGCACTATTACCTTCAATGATGGTAAGAAGCGTAGAAGGAGACAAGTGTTCTCTGGTGACCTAAAAGATAGCATAGACTTCAATCTATTAGTCAAGCAGAATAGAAACACTAAAGGGCAGTTTCAAAGTGGCTTTAACTACGAGATGTTCTTTGAGATGTTAGACTATGGTCAATACATAGATGAGGGTGTTGATGGTGTCAAGTACAAAGTACAAGGAGGTTCAAGATTTGGCTTTACCAACAAGTACCCTAATATGGGTGCTATAAGAAGGATGGTAACCAACAACAAGTTTAAGCTACGAGACTTCAAGACAGGAAAGTTTATACCTAAGACAAAAGCCAATATAGATAGTGCTACCTTCTTGGTATCACGAAGCATATACAGAAAGGGTATACCAAAGAGCAACTTCTTTACTGCACCATTTGCGTTAGAGTTTGAGAGGTTACCCCTTGAGCTTTTAAGAGGCTTAGATGATGATTTAGATAACATATTACGAGACTTATAATATGAGTGTAATAGCACCAGACCAATTAGTAGGAGCGAGAAGCCCTATATACTTAACTGCAAACTATTCTTCCCTTGCAAGTTCTATAACTGATATCACCTTAGAGATATATGTATGGGCAGGAAGTAGAAGTAGTAGACCATCTAATGCTGACTACACTTTGTTTAGAGATGTGTTTGCAGGTACTGATGTATCCTTTGATATAGCACCTATGGTGAGAGAAGAGATAGGAGCAGTATACGATACTAACCAAACGAGAACATCTCCTACAGGCGAGAAGAACAATAACATAGTATGGGTGCAAGTAGACTACGATATCAACTATCTTAACAAAGCAACTCCTCCTGCAACGGTTAATGTAACAGGAAGCACAGATATATTCTCTGCATCTAATGGCTACCATCTCTTTAGTGAGGGTACTAACTTTGAGTTCCCTTCTGCCTACCTTAACAATACATCAACGGTATATGTGCAAGATAATGGCTATGAGATGATGCCTTTGTTTCAAGGTAAGTATAGTGCTGAGACTATTGATGAGGTAGTGTATAGAGTTGGAGGTACTGATATATACACTTTCTCTTTGTTAACATACCAAGCAGATGTACAACCAGAAGATAGGATACTTAGAATACCTATAGGTGAGTTAAGTTTAAACAATTGGCTTACAAGTGATGGGTATACAGGAGCAAGTAGCAACAGACCTGTAAATCAAACGGAGTGGGAGATGAAGCTCTTAGATGATAATGGTAACCCTGTTGAGACTATAAAGATGATTAAGGAGTGTGAGCCTAAATACACTATCAATACCCTTCAGTATATCAATCGTTATGGCACTTGGGATTTTATCCACTTCTACAAGGCAAGTCAAGATAACTTTAGTGTGACTTCGGAACGCTTTAAAAGGTCTATAGGCACATCCTCATCAAGTGGGTTTACCTACGATACTACAGATAATATCTATCAGCAGTTCAATACCAATGGTAGGGTGACTACAACACTTAACACAGGTTGGGTAACTGAAGACTATAGAGAGGCTATCAAAGACCTTATGATGAGTGAGAAGATATTGCTCAATGGGTTGCCTGTAAATGTAGTGACCAACTCAGTAACCTTACAGAAGTCTATAAACGATAGAACGATCAACTACACAATAGAAGTAGAAGAAGCATACGATACAAGATATGTATAAAGTAGAACTCTACATTGATGGTCAAAGAGCTGACCTATTCCAAAATGAGAACATAGAGATAAACCTAAGTGTACAAAACATTAAGGATATCTCTAAGGTCTTTGGTGACTTCACTCAAAGTTTTACTATCCCTGCATCAGTACAAAACAACAAGATATTTAAGCACTACTACAATGTAGATATCTCTGGTAGTTTTAATGCGAGTGTAAGGGTAGATGCTTTCATAGAGGTTAACCACAATCTATTTAGAGCAGGGGTATTAGAGTTAGAGAGCGTACAAGTAAAGCAAGGGCAACCTTATGCGTATAGTGTAGGGTTCTTTAGCAATGTAACATCTCTCAAGGATAAGTTCGGTGAGGATAATCTTACTGACCTTGATTTGAGTGCTTACGATCATACCTACAACGATACGAATATAGAGGCAGGGTTAGATGGCTATGTGAGTGGTACGAGCAATTCTATTATCTACCCTCTTATATCTCCTGTAGCAAATTGGATATACGATAGTACGAGTAGTGATAGTGGTGCTAATAATATATGGTATCATAATGGTCACCCAGAACACGGTGTGTTCTACTATGATTTGAAACCTGCTATAAAGTTGCAAAAGATATTAGATGCTATAGAGAGCAAGTATAGTATCACTTTCAATAGTGACTTCTTTGATAGTGCTGACTTTGGTAAGTTGTTTATGTGGTGTCATAGGAGAGCAGGGTATATGTTCAAAGACCAACCTAATGGATTCACTCCACAAAAGATAAATTTTACTGCACAAACAGGTAGTAGTTGGGATTTAACTAATGACAACTATACAATAGATGTAGCACAAGAGACTGAAATAAGATATACTTATAGTATTACATCTACGAGTGATTACAAGATTGAACTTTTTGCTAATGGTCAAATGGTTAGTAGCAGAAGTCATAGTGGTAGTGTGAGTAGTGTAACTGTATACTCATCAAGAGAGGTAGGTGATGTTATTGATTTTAGATTATCACCCCCTAATGATTGGGATGCAAGTGCTATATCTATAAGTAGTGTATCATTCAATGTAGAATACTTTTTTGATGGCTCTTGGAATGATATAGATACAATCTCACGAACTGCATCACAAAGTATTGTAAGCACAGTTGAGGTATCCAAGCAAATGCCAGAGCAGAAGGTTAGTGACTTTATAGGTAGCCTTGTTAGAGCTTTCAACTTGGTTATCGTTCCCACAGGAAACGGACAATACGATATAGAACCCTTAGATGATTGGTATGCAGAAGGCACTACAAGAGAGATTACAGAATATGTGGATACGGAAGAGGTCAATATCAATAAACCACAACTCTATCGTAGAATCAATTTTAAGTACAATGAAACAGAGGCAATCTTAGGTGAACAATATAGACTACAGAATGATATCGGCTATGGTGATTTACGAGCCGACTTCACCTTTGATGGCGAAGAGTTTGATGTTGAAGTGGGCTTTGAC